TGGCGCGACAGATTAACATAACTGCAGACAGTTAGTGACTGGAACCGTGGCCGAGTCCGAAGGGCAAGAAGTAAAGAAGCAACGCCCATACGGTCGCCGCAATCCTGACGCGGTTATCGAGGAGCGCCGTAAACGTCTCTACAAGCGTCAGCTCAGCGGATTAACGACGCGGCAGCTGGTTCTAGATCATGCTGACCGTGAAAGCATCGGCGAAGTTACAGCCTGGCGCGACTGGGAAGCTGTGAAACAGTGGAACGAGGAGGACTGGAGCAAAGATCGCGAGAGTATAGTTTCACGTCTGCAGGGGATGCGGATGAGGGCGATCGAGCTGGCGCTGCGCAAAGGCCAGGTGGGATCGGCACAGCTGCTGATGCGAGACCTTGGTGCTGTGGTTGGCGAGGTTGCACCGGAGGCCCAGGCCGCAGCGGCGCCGCAGCTGCAGATCACCATTGATGACAAGCGGCAGGCCTAGCCGCTGGCCGCTTCTGTGATACAATACGGGAGCACTTAGGGAAACCCTCCCATGCTTCGCTCACTTACAGCCCCAAGCCTGCTCGCCGTCTCCTTGCTCAGCGGTCTCTGGTTTGCTGGCATTCTCGGCTTGGCCTACGAGTCGCGCCAGCTGCTGGAGCATTGCCAGGCAACCAGCGCCGATCCTGCCAGCTGCCATCTGAGAATCTACGGCCGCTAACCGCTCGCGCCTCTTACCCTCCCGGGAGTGATAATCATTCTCATTCCCGGTATGGGGGTGTGGTTGCAAAACTTAACGCTTTAGGGTCCGGGCTGGGAACCTACTGATATAACCCCAATTCCTCCTCCTGTTACACACCCGGGGGAGGGGTTCGAAATCCTGTAATACCCTAGAAGGTACCCGTCTACTACAGAATGACCCAAGCAGCTGGAACGCTGAATCTGAGATACGCCCAAGGGCAAGTATTTAGTAGCCGCAAACGCTTCAGAGTGCTGGTAGCCGGGCGAAGATTCGGAAAAAGCTACCTGTCATGTATCGAATTGCTGCGTGGGGCGATCGAAAGGCCGGGCGAAACATTCTTTTATGCCGCCCCTACATACCGAATGGCGAAAGACATTGCCTGGAAGGTAATGAAAAAGCTGGTCCCGAAAGCCTGGATCAAGAGCAAGAACGAAACGGACCTGAAGATCGAGCTGGTGAACGGCTCCACGATCGAACTGAAGGGCACTGAAAACGCAATGGCCCTACGCGGCAGAAGCCTCGCTGGCGTGGTGCTGGACGAAGCCGCCTTCATGTCCAGCGAAGTCTGGTTCGAGGTGATCCGCCCCGCCCTCGCCGACAAACAGGGCTGGGCCTTATTCATCTCCACCCCGGATGGTACGGCTAGCTGGTTCTACGAACTCTGGCAATACGCCGACAGCGGCGACGACGACTGGAGCCGCTGGCAATTCACAACAATCGACGGTGATAACGTCCCACCGGAGGAAATCGAAGCCGCCCGAGGCCAACTCGACGCCCGCACATTCCGCCAGGAATTCGAGGCGAGCTTCGAAAACCTCAGCGGCCTGGTTGCCGTCTCCTTCGGCGACGCAAATATCAGCACCGAAGTCGCCGACATTTCAATCCTCCCGTTGCTTTTAGGGGTGGACTTCAACGTCGACCCAATGTCCGGCATCTGCGCCGTCCTCAAAGACGACACCCTGTATGTCTTCGACGAAATCATGCTGACTGGTGGAGCCACCACCTGGGATTTTGCGGAAGAAGTCACCCGCCGATTCGGCGTGGACCGCCGCGTCATCGCTTGTCCGGACCCCACCGGCGGCGCCCGCAAAACCAGCGGCGTGGGACTGACGGACCACAACATCTTGCGCCGCAGCGGTTTCAACGTATCCAGCCCCAAAGCCCCCTGGAAAATCCGCGACAAGATCACCGCCGTCAACACCGCCCTCCTCGACGCCACTGGCACGCGCCGCACACTGATCCACCCGCGCTGCAAAGAACTAATCAAGTCTCTCCGCACCCTTACTTACGCCCCCGGCACAGGATTACCCAACAAAAACCTTGGTGTTGACCACGCCTTCGACGCCTTCGGCTACTTATGCCTCCAACAATTCAACCTTGCCAAGCACGGCGTCCTGGGCCAAACCTCTTACCGCCTTTATTAACCCGAATAGACTGGAACAAATACCGCAGCGCGATGGCCAAAAAACCCACCAAAGCCCAGAAAAAGGTGGAAAAAGTGATGCGCGAATACGGCGCCGGCACTTTGAAATCCAGCTCGGGCCAAAAAGTGACTTCTCGCAAGCAAGCCATCGCCATTGCGATGTCTGAAGCAGGCATGGCACGCAAAAAACCGACCAAAAAGGGAGGCAAGAAGTAGTCATGCCACGCAAAAAACCCGGCGACCCCGGCCTTTACGCAAACATCGCCGCCAAACGCAAGCGCATCGAGGCTGGCTCGGGCGAAAAGATGCGCAAACCCGGCACAAAGGGCGCCCCAACCGCTGCCGCCTTCAAAGCAGCCGCCAAAACCGCCAAAAAGCCCAAAAAACGGAGCAAATAGCCATGGCCGCCGTCACCATCACCGACAAGGACTACTTCACCAACCTCGTCGAATACACCGGCGCCACCATGGACGCCCTAGACGACTGGATCGAAGTCCCCGCCGAATCCGCCAGCTACACCTTTGCCGCCGTCGTCACCGGCGCCGCCACCTTCAAACTTGCCTTGGAGTGCAGCTTTAACGGCAACGGCAACTGGTTCACCATCGACACCGCCAAAACCATCAACTCTGCTGGAACCTACGTCTATTTTTACGACGGCAAACCAGCTGCGCGCATCCGTATGCGCATCTCCCAAGTCGACTCTGGCACCCCAGACGTCGTTCCCCACATCGCTGTCGCTTACCACGGCTAATCCCCATGGAAATCACCCCTGCAATGCTTGACGCAATTTTTGCCGTCAAGGGCAAGCGCAACCCCAAGCTCTGGGACCCCCGCTGCGCCGCTTTCCTTGCAAAGCAGGCTGTACTTGCCACAGCCCCTAAAAAAGCGAAAAAAGAGGTTGAACTTGCCCTGGAACTCGCCGAAGAGATTATCAACTAAACTCAAACTAACCCCTACTTGATAAGGACCCGTGGCTTTCTATCGCGGCGAGGAGGGCTCCATCAGCTTTAAGGACAGCTCCGGTGTCGTCGCCGCAGTGTCCGCCACCCGCAGCTGGAGCTTCACCATCAACAAAGACACGCTGGACGTAACCGACCAAGGTTCCACCAGCCGTGAATTTATCGGCAGCCTGCTTTCGGGCAGCGGCAGCGCCGAGGTCATGTACACCGCCCCTGGTTCAGGCGAAACCCTGAATTTCATCGACGACGTCCTGACCACCCGCGACCAAACCGACGCCCAGTTCGAACTCTTCTTGGACACCTCCGGCACCAAGAAAATCACCTTCACCGGCATCATCACGAGCGCTGACTACAGCGCAACCGTCGGCGAACTCGAAGTTATCACCGTCAACTTCATCAGCTCCGGCGCAATCACCGCCTCCATCTAATAGCAAACACCCCTTGATTTAGGTCATAGACTGGAGCAAAGCGTTTTGCTCCGGTCATGGCCTTTTTTCGTGGCGAGGAAGGTTCCGTCAAGTTCGAAAATGACGGATCCACCGCTGTTGCCCTTACATCCACCCGCAGCTGGTCCCTGACCATCAACAAGGACACGCTGGATGTGACCGACCATGGCTCCACCAGCCGCGAATTTGTGGGCGGCCTGATCTCCGGCTCCGGCACCGTGGAGCTGATGTACACAGCCTCCAGCGCCGACGAAACCGCCGCCTTCCTGCAGGACGTCCTGACCACCGAGGACAACGCCAACGCAGCCTTCGAGCTGTACCTGGACACGAGCGGCGGCAAAAAGATCACCTTCTCGGGCATCATCACGAGCGCCGACTTCAGCGCCACGGTCGGTGAACTGGAAGTGGTGACCTGCAACTTCATCACCAGCGGCACCATCACCGCCTCCATCTAATCCAACTGGAGCGATGACGATCCAAACCGTCACGGGCAGTTGCGTCCACGTCGAGATTGACGGTGAAGAGGGCTTAACGCACGCCACCTTCACCTTCAAAACCCCATCTATCCCCGACACCCTGGGCTCCTTCATCAAGATGCTCGCCATGGGCATCGAAGTGCTGGTGCCCATCGACGACCCCGACGACGAGGAAGACGACGATGATTGAATACCGAGGCGAAAAATTCACCGGCTACAACAAACCCAAGCGCACCCCAAATCACCCAAATAAATCACACGCAGTCCTCGCAAAAGAGAACGGCGAAGTAAAACTCATCCGTTTCGGCCAACAAGGAGTCTCTGGTTCGCCCAAACGGACTGGAGAGTCTGAGGCCGACCGCAAACGCCGCGAAGCGTTCAAAGCTAGGCACGCAGCTAACATCAAGAAAGGAAAAATGTCAGCCGCTTACTGGGCGGATCGTACAAAGTGGTGACTAAATGACCTACTCAGTACCCGGCCAGTTCCCCACCCACATTGTCGCCACGACGTATCAAAACGGCGGCGACAGCCCATTTATCCGCACTGCAGCAGTGCTGGACATGATGAAGGGCTGGGAAATCATGAAAGCCGTGACTCGCGGCACCGAATACCTACGCGAAAACAGCGAAGCCTTCCTCCCCCTGGAACCCCGGGAGGACTACCGGGCATACATGAGCCGGGTAAACCGCGCTGTCTTCTCTCCCTATACGCAGCGTTTGATTCGAGCTGCTGCAGGTCTGATCCTGCGCAAACCCATCGCCCTTGAAGGCGACCCGTACTGGCGCGAAGTCTTTGCCCGCGACGTCGACGGCCAGGGCTCGGATTTGGACGAGTATGCCCGCCGCCTACTGATCTGCAGCCTGACCTACGGCCAAGCCCACACGCTGGTGGATTATCCAGCCCAGACCGAAATCCGCAGCCTGGCCGAAGAACGCGCCCTAGGCCGCCGCCCGTACTGGGTCGAAATCGACCCTTACAACATCTACGGCTGGCGCCTCGACCGCGACGCGGCTTATGGCACGTTGACGCAGGTCCGCATCTACGAAAAAGCGATTGTGCCCGAGGGCCGTTTCGGCGAAAAAACCTACGAACAAATCCGCGTCATCGAACCCGGCCGCTACGAGGTCTACCGCCAAAAGCAAGCCATCAAACCCCTCGGCCCCGGCTTCCTGGAACCCAACGCCCAAAGCGGCGACTACGAACTGGTCGATGCTGGCACCTACAGCCTGAACCAGATCCCACTGGTTACCACCTACTCCAACAAGGTGGACAACCTGATCAGCCGCCCGCCACTGATCGACATTGCATACCTAAACCTCGCCCATTTCCAACGTCAAGCCGACCTAATCCACAGCCTCCACATCGCATCTCAGCCGATGCTCGTCCTTGAAGGCTGGGACGACCAGACCAAGGACATGTCGGTCAGCGTGAACTACGCAATGGCCACTGCCCCAGGCAACAAGGTCTATTACGTGGAGCCTGCGTCTAGCGCTTTCGAAGCACAAAGCAACGAAATCAAGGAACTGCAGCAACAAATGGCCACGCTCGGGATTAGCACTTTGAGCCAGCAGAAATTTGTTGCCGAGTCTGCCGACGCCCGCCGGCTCGACCGCGTTGATACCAACTCAATGTTGGCCTCCGTCAGCCTCGACCTCGAACAAACCCTTCAAAAGGCTTTCGATTTAGCTGGCGCGTATCTCGGCATCGAGCCCCCTGAGGTGAGCATTAGCCGCGACTTCGACATTGACCGCCTGATCGGCCAAGACGTCACCGCCATCACCGCCCTCTTCGACAAAGGCGTCATCACGCTGGAGGAAGTCCGCGCCATCCTCACCCAAGGCGAAATCCTCCCCTCGATGGAACTTGGCAGCCTCCCCAC